AAAGTTTTTTAACTCAGTTGCTACGCCGGGAGTTTTAAGTAAATCAATAGCATTTGATGAAGTAACTAAACCTCCGGCACATGCTACTGTATAAGGTTGACTTCTACTCATTTATTAACCACAATATAAAACACAAGCTACTAATTTTACATCAGTATTTGAATTTCCTATTGTAACTTTACCTATTGTTTTACTTCTAATAATGTCATCATCTTGAACTTTAGCAGTTCCATCACCATTAGATTCTAATAAATCACCACCATTACAAGCACCTGTGACTCTGACCGAGCCTATACCTACTGAAGCTACTACTGGCTTGTTATTATCATCGTATCTTTCTAAAACTCCATAAACTCTTGAATCTCCTGATGTATCACTTACTTTAATTTTAGCGTGGTCAGCTCTTGTTTGTCCTTCTTTAGTGCCAGATATATAAGTATCTAATTCATCTATTGTGCTACATACAGTGCCAATAGCAGTATCAGAAGAAATACCTGAAGATTCGTGAGCTCCTGAAAAACCTACTAAAGTTACACTTGACCCTGAAACATTTATATAACCTTCAATACTACTATCTTGTGAAAAATAAAGTAAAGGACCATTATCATTAAGTCTATTAATATTCATTAATTCATTAGCATCTGCGGTTAATGTCATAGTTCCGCTAGATGAAATTCTTGCACCTGTAGAACTAAAAACATCTGATGTCTTTCCTATCAATAAACTACCAGAAGAATCAATTCTCATTCTTTCAGATTCTGCTGTAGTAAATCGCAAAAAATTATCATCATGCTTATACTGAACAGCACCACTAGCTTCTGCACCCCCACTTGTTGCATCACTAAAATAAATACTCGCATAACCTGCTGTCGTAGTTCTTAAAGAAATTCCTACATTTCCACTTGCATTAGCAACAGTCAAATCATCTGCATCTGCTTGACCTTCTGTTGTAGTGCCAATCATAACTCTTCCAGCAGAATCAATTCTCATTTTTTCAGTTGAACCAATATTGAATTGCAAAGTAGAGCCATCTATTTCAAAAGGAGAACTGGCATTTGCCGCATCATTAAAACAGTTTAGCTTCACACCACCTGTAACTGATGTTGAGTTTTGAAATGCTAAATTACCGTCTGCTTGGGTCTTTACTTGTAAGGTTGCTACAGGACTTGTAGTGCCAATACCAATTCTTTCACTACTATCAATAGTTATAGCCGTAGCATCAGAACTATCAGAAACTCCTGTGTCTAATAAACTTCTTGAAATTTTTGTTAGTGCCATACTAGTCTCCTAAAGTATTTTAAGTATCCCATATTAGCCCTCTGAAGATTCTTGTAAATTTCTTAATTCTTCTGCATCTTTCATTTCTTGATAAGTTGTTTTAACTTCATCAGTCCAGACAGCATTACAGATAGCTTGAACTTTTACATCTTCACCAGATATGTCAGTCTCTTTCCAAGTATCATCATTTTTGACACTTGGCGATAAAACATGTCTATGAAAAGTACGAGTAATTTCATTACTATCTTCTTTTATTATAGTAGCAGTTCTAATCTGTACTTGACCTTTTTCAAGTACTTCAATTTTATCTACTACTGTTTCTTTTGTTATTGCCATTTTTTACCTCATATTAAAAATTATTATGCTGCTTCGTAACTAATTGTTCCATAAACCAATCTAGTACTATTATCGAGTCGTGTTACTGTAACTGCACGTTCACAAGACCCTGTATCAGCAACAAATGAACGTAATGATATATAATCTACATTACGAGCTATTCTTAAATAACATGTATCACCTTCGTAGTTAATACCTGTACCATTACTAACTATACCACCTGTAAAATTTGTACTATTACTAGTAAAAGGTAAACCACCTATTTGCACTTCTGCTGAACCTGATAAGCCACCTGAAGTTAAACTAGCACCTACATACATTTCAAAAGTAAGATGTACTATTCTTCCTATTTTAGTATATCTTCCATTTCTTGTAGCATAAGAACCTGTATAAGCATTTCCACTACCATCTTTAATAGTAGGAGTAAATGTGCCTTCTTCATATTCTTTAAGAACTTCAGAACTTACTGATGCACCTGAGCCATCTCCTGATGCACTGAAGTCTATACCTTTTCCAGCAGTACCAATAACTAAGTTACCTGTGTTTACTGTTACATTCTCACTACTGTCAATAGTAATTGCAGTTGCATTACTACTATCAGATATTCCGGGGGTACTTGATAATTCTGCAGGTATTTTAGTTGTCATTTATATCTCCTAGTAATAAAGTCTGTCATCTACCATAGTTCTTGGGGTAGGATTAATTAAACTTGACTTCATGTGTTTTAATGATTTTTTATAATCTTCTAATGCAAATGCAGCTTGTTGTGGACTTTCTTTAAATTGCCATACATAGTATCTAACTCTAGCTGTAATTACATTACTGTATTGTTCTGGAAAAACTATTTCGTCACCAAAAGCACTTAATGCTGTTGGTCTATTAAAAGCATAAAAATGTATGTTATAAACTTTGTCTGGTATTGGACTTAATCCAAACTTTCTACTGTCTGGGGATTTAAATACATATTTAGGTTCACCATAAGCTTGAGTATTTGCATCATCAGCATTTTCAGAATCTCTTAAAAATCTTCGCCACTCTTCAAGGTTAATGTGTTTTAACCCATTAGAAACAAATGGAGCTGCTTCACCTGATACATTTATTGTTGTAATGTAAAAGTCATCCCAATCAATAGATGCAAAGTCTGTAGTTAAACTAGAACTGCCATCTTTTAAAGTATACCATCTTTGTCCAGCTACTGAAGCTACAGTTGTGTTTCCATAGAAAGGGTCTGTTGCTCCACTTAGTCCTGCTGAAAAAAATGGTAGTTGTGGTTCTTCGTTTGCCACATCAAAGATAGCTTTGTTTATTGAATCTTTAACAAACTGTTGAAAACCTATAGCACTTGCAAAGTTTGTAGATGTTAAAGGAACTTCGTTTAGTTCTCTAAGTACTTCATTAGTTAAATCTAGATATGTAGTTGCCATTATTTTTTATGAACTTTTTGTATTTTAAAATCTGCTTTTAATGAAGCACCTTTATGTTTAACAAACTTTCCAGTGTGCTTCATAAGCTTGTAACCTTTACCATCTTTCATCCAATGATAACCTTTAGGTGCTTCAACTTTCATGTTAGCAAGGTTTAGCTTTAGACATTGCTTCGCCACCATGTCCATACATAGCTCTTCCACCTTTCATCATTTTCTTTTTAGCCATTCCACCATACATCATTTTTTTCTTTTTATCTTTATCTTTACCGTACATCATTTTATTATCCTTTTTAATTTTTATAAAAAAGGAGAGGTCCGAAGACCTCCCCAAATTTAGTATTAGTCAATACCAT